GTCATATGAGTATTTAGTTCTATAAATACAGTATGCCGAGACTTTCACTTTATAGGCCTGAAAAAGGAAACGACTTCAGATTCATCGATCGCGTGATCAATGAAGAATTCCAAGTGGGCGGAACTGATGTATTTGTACACAAATATGCAGGGCCAGTGAATCCCACAGCAGAGGCATCAACACCTGCTATCCCTGTGAACGAAGGACCTATTCCCGAACTGGGCATCCAGGATCTGCTGTTCATGGAAAATCGAGATCGTCATTATGAACCGGATGTCTATGTGCTACGTGGCATACACCAGATGCAGGATCTAGATTTCAATCTCAGCCAGTTTGGTCTATTCCTCAACAATGACAACATCATGATGTTTTTCCACCTGCGCAGTTCAGTGGAAAATCTAGGCCGTAAGATAATGAGCGGTGATGTCTTGGAATTGCCGCATCTCAAAGACGAATATGCCTTGGACAATGCCACCTTGGCCCTGAAAAGATTCTATGTGATACAGGATGTCACACGTCCCACAGCAGGATTCAGCCAGACCTGGTATCCGCATCTGCTTCGTGCAAAATGTGTGCCATTGGTCGACAGCCAAGAATACAGCGAAATACTGGGAACAGATATCGGAGACGGCACGGGTTCTACTCTGCGTGATATCCTATCAACCTACAATACTGATATCGCTGTAAACAATCAGATCATAGAACAGGCAGATGCTGATGTTCCCTACAGCGGATTCAACACCACTGGCTACTATATAATTCCTACATCAACAAGTACAGGACTAGTCAGTGTAGAAGATGCCAGCACGATAAATCTAGACGCTTCTATCTCCCAGGCTGCGGTAGATGCGTCAATGGTCTTACAGACGCCAAATGGAAATATCTATGTGGGTAGTGGGTATCTATCTAGCGACGGGTCACCACCCAACGGAGCACCTTATGGATTTGGTGCAACATTTCCTACAGGTTCTGTGTCGGGACAGTTTTTCCTACGCACAGATTATCTGCCCAATCGTCTCTACAGATATGACGGCCGTAACTGGATCTATTTTGAATCAGATGTACGCATGACCTTGAACAATTTTGGTGCTCAAGATGTTGCCACCGGAGCATTCGCAGGCAAGGCTGTGAATCAAACACTGAAAGGCGGATTTATCAACAACACCAATACAGCTACCATCAACGGCCAGGTCGTGATAGAACGCCAGGCCCTAAGCAAGGCCCTAAGACCTAAAACGGACGGTTAAATTATATGTCATCTTATTTTTATGACGGCCAGGTAAGAAGATATCTGACGCAGTTCATGCGTGTGATGAGCAACTTCAGCTATAAAAATGCTAGGGGTGAAATCATACGAGTTCCAGTACGCTATGGAGATATGACCCGACAGGTTGGGCAGATCCTGCGTAAGAATTCGGAAAATACCATACCCACAGCACCTTTTATCGCCTGCTATATCAAAGACATGCAGTTCGATCGTCCTCGCATACAGGATCCCACATTCGTCAGCACGGTGGCTGTCAATGAGCGCACCTTTGATCCCATAACCAACCAGTATCTAAACACACAGGGTGCCAACTACACGGTACAGAAATTGATGCCTACTCCCTATCTAGCCACGTTTAGTGCAGATATATGGAGCAGTAATACTGATCAAAAACTACAGATATGGGAACAGATATCTGTCCTATTCAATCCTACCTTAGAATTGCAGACAACAGACAACTATATCGACTGGACCAGTATCAGCATACTAGAACTGACCTCACAGACATGGAGCAGCCGACAGGTTCCACAGGGTCTAGAACAGGACATAGACATCTTGAACATGCAGTTCCAGAGTCACGTATGGATCAATCCGCCGGCCAAGGTACAGCAATTGGGGGTCATCACCAAGATCATCGCCTCAGTATTTTCCAATCCACAGGGCACCATTGCCAGCGACTACGCAGATGGGGCAGCAGTCATAACCAGTCTAGGAGAAATTGCCGGAGTCAGTGTGACTACTCCTGGGGGATATGATCTGCTGGTCTTAGACAATCAAGCCACACTGATAGCACCACAGGCTTCTGGCGATACTATCAGCTTGCCCACTCCAGATAAACCCAACAGCTGGTATCAGATATTGGATCTATATCCAGGTAGTTTCCGTCCGGGACTGAGCCAATTGAGATTGACCAAACCCAGTGGATCAGAGATCGTGGCCTATATCAGTCTCAATCCTGTAGACGAAACTAAAATGCATCTAAACATAGATCAAGACACCATACCAACCAACACAGTTATCTCGGGGCCTGCTCGTAACAGCAACAACTGGGGAACTGTAGATGCCATCGTGAACCCCGAAACATTTAATCCCAATACACCAACTGCAGGCATCCGATATTTGATATTGGAAAATGTCAATGTCAACACAGAATATGGCACTCCCGGTTATGATGGTCCACGTGCCTGGAAGAACACAGACCTCTCAGATCCTCTCCTTTATGCTAACGATATCATAGAATGGAGCGGAACTGAGTGGACCACAGTGTTCAGTTCTAGTTCATCACAGACTATCACCTATATAACTAATACGTATACAGGGGTACAATACAAGTATGATCCTGCTGATCAGCAGTGGAGCAAGAGCTTCGAGGGGATCTACTCAAACTTAACATGGCGACTGGTCCTATAAATCAAATAGTATGTAGCGGAGGACTATTCCTCGCCAAAGACACAGGCAGATTTTTGTTATTGTTACGCACACAGGGCAAGACCGCTGGCACCTGGGGCCTGGTTGGTGGCAAAAAAGAACCCGGTGATACTACTCCTATAGACATACTGAATCGTGAGATCGCTGAAGAGATAGGCGCCACACCTGCGATAGAAAAGATCGTACCATTGGAATTGTTTACCAGCACAGATGAAAATTTCCAATACAATACCTATGTGCTGATCGTCGATCAAGAATTCATCCCCACTCTCAATGCTGAGCACGCTAGTTATGCATGGTGCTCCTTAAATGCTTGGCCAAAACCTCTGCATCAGGGCGTAAAAAATAGCCTCAACAACAGAGTCGTTAAGGCTAAATTAGAACTACTGCTAGATTTACTAGATTAAAAAAGTCGTTATACCAGCTACCACTAGTAATAACAATCCCCAGCTTCCTAGAGCTTTGTAGTACGTGCTTACTGGTGTTCCAAAATACCGGTTACCAATCATCACGCACTTATGAGTCGGACTCAATAGATAGCCTGCAAAATCGATAGCAAAGAACCAGAGAAAATATTCTACTCCAAAGACCTGAGCCATTAATACTGCCACGGCAATAAACTTGCCTGAACTGCCCATCAAGAAACTTATCACAAATCCAATAATTGAAATTGCCAGCATGCCTACAAATGTGTGGGGATCTAGTCCTACACCTTTGATCATTGATAGAAATTCTCCATTATAGGATTTGAAATAATTGCCTAAAATGATAACTGCACCTACCCATGCCAGTACATCCCAACGGATGTAACCTAAAAGTTTCTTAGGACTCCATTGTTGTGTGATGAATACATAGTACAAGGTCAAGCAACCAAAAATCGGAAACACATGATCTTCTCCACCTGCCCAGATATAGATACCAAGGGCGATAAACATCGGAAGCACATTACGGATAACAGCACTCAATTTGAAGTTGCCTGGGGTGATCACTATGTCTTCTTCTTTAACTGTATACCAAATATACACGCTGATGAATAACAAACTAGCGATCAACAAGGGAGCGACTAGGCCGATAAACGCACCGTAGGTGAGACCAAATGCCGCAATAGGTAAGATCACAGTTTTCTCCAGCGGTGACCACATGTAGTAGTGATGATTGGCTAGATAATCTATGATGCCCATCTTCTCACGACCATGACCGCACTTGGGCGCCACTGTGTCTAACAACCCTGCAGACACGGTGACTCGACCTTCGATTGGCAAAATACCACCAATGGCACTTAGGATTACAACTACGAACTTGTTACTACGGAATGTGTTTCTCACATAGGCAAATGCTGGGGCAAAAAGAGTGTACTCTTTGGCTAGTCCAGCAGTGATCATAATGAAGAATATCATCCATAAGTATGTTATGTCCTTTAACAGGACTTGAGTTATGAACTCCATTTGCGTCTCCTTTTTCAATATCGCACGATATTGTGATTATACACTAAGGAAAAAGATCAGTCAACCGGCTGTGAGATTCATTGAGATCGAAATCCTATCTCTATCTGATGTGTTGATGTCCACTGAATGATCTAACCAACCAGGTACGGCTATGAACATGCCGGGAGTGGGAGTGATGCGGAATTCACTGAAGTTGTAGTGATCTCGCTTGTCACTGTAGGCGGCAAAGGTGGCCGCAGGATTGGGATTGTAGACTACGAAATCGCCACCGTTTTCGGGTGTCTGTAGATACAGGGTACAGGCCAGGACGGTGTTGGGATGATTATGGCGGACATTGTAGGCGCCTGGAGGATTGATGTTGACCCAATAGTGCTTCAGTGTTAATGCCACCGAGGGTTGATATGCCGATTTGATATTCTTGATAGACTCTTGCAAGATCTCCATCAGTGCGGGATTTGGAGTATTGACCCAGAGGCTGTTGCGACCATTGCGTTTGCTGATAGGTCGATCCATAGGATACTGCTCTACCGTGTCGCGGGCGAATTTTGTCAATAGATCTAAGCCAACTGTATCAATGTTGTTTTCGTAGCACCATACGGGGCTGGTAAACAGCTGATACTCTTTTAGAGCCATCCGGTATCCTTGACTGCCTGTGCCGTGGCGGCATCGTCGATCTTTTGGTATTCTGTCTTCAACTCAACCAACAGAGAATTCTGTGCGGCAGTGTAGCCTGCGTTGGCAGTGATTACCTTCTGTGCATATTCTGCCACAGTGATATTACGCACAGCGGCTAGTTGTGTCAGCAATGGCGTAGACGCAGTAGAGGTAGAAACGAAATCATTGGCTTCTGACAACTGCTGTGTCCAAGTTGCCTGCTCAAAGACAGTGTCAGAGGCGGCCATGACCTTATATCTCTTGTCGGCCGCTCTAGCGGCATTTAGCTTTGCGATGTATTTTGCCGCCAGGATAAATTTAGCAAGATCGTCACCTGCCAACGGTGGAGATGCGAGATACTCACTGCCACTGCCATAGGTTCTTACCGAACCATCAGTATGGATAGTATTAGACAGGAGTTTCAATCGATCAATTAGGCTGCTGTCTGTGACCTCTACTACCATGTCTGTGTCCATTAGCGGGGTTAACCACCATGTACTAGTGGTATCAATTAGACGATATCCCACACTTAAACTATATGCACTCCCTGCAGGCATTCCTCCCGAGAGCGCGGCGTTGTCATTTACTAATAGCATTTGGTTGATCCTTATCAAACTTCAACAGAGCATCGTCGGTGTCAGTTGGTGCTGCCAACCCTGGGATTGGTATGACTTTGGCAAGTCTATTAGTCAATGCATAGGTTTCTTTTACGCAGATGGTGAATATATCTTCTGGCATATCCAACATAGCACTAAGGTTGCCTGATTGTATACGTCCGGTTGAAATGATATCCATCGCTGCCTGTTTACTCAGACGTTTGACCCAGTAATCAATATCCAAGGTATCCTGCATGTCTATCATCTTTTCTATGTCATAGTTTTCATTGAAAAAATCTAGCACATCTTGGAAACTCTTTAATTCTCGTGAGATGCGTTTGTTTTCCTTCAATATAGCTTCTGTCTTTTCTCTGGCGGCAATTAGATCTAGGTCTATCTTGGCCAGTTCCAACTCATCTTGAATTTGCTCGCGGGCCAGTTCCAACATCTTGATTTTGATTTCGGTTTTTTTCAGCTCATAAGCAGATTTTTTAATATTAGCGGCTCGTACCTGTGCCTCCATGGCTGCCTGTTGGAGTTGTTTGAGTGGAGTCAACTGAGCGTTGACAACGAAATTCTTGATCTGAAAATCGCTCATGCCCTTTTCTATATTCTCCATTATGTCGTCGGCGGTATAGATTTTCTTAGTCATACTTTTTCCTTAGTTGTTTTATGTATTCATTATGTTCAGGCAGTATATAGGTCATTGCATATATCTGCTCTTTGGCTTGATTATTTATAGTGGGATAGTAGTGGGGCTGAAAAAATCCTTTCAGCAATTCGTTCCACTGCGTATAGGGATAGGCTATGTCTAGATCGTCTTGAGCTGTGGGGAATTTACCATTTTTTAACCCTGCAAAAAATTCCTTGATCTCCATGCTAGAGACAGCTGCCTCCTGCGCCGCAAGCCAGAATGGTTCAGTACGCCGACTGAAGGCATAGTGCGCCAGGATCAGTGTTTTTATATAGCGTATCTTGTTGCGTAGATATTCGTTGGCCGACTCTGCGGTATCTGTGCCTTTTAGGACATCGTTGAAGGCTATAACGGTGCGTTCTGTAAGGTGTATAGCGGTAGCCTCCATGGGTTCTATGAATCCACCACTGAGTCCCGTGGCCACTATGTTGCCCACTATGAGATCATCGTAATAACCTAGTGTCATCTTGAGATGTCGTACCTTGTCTAGAGCCACTGTGGATCGCAATTCTGCTTCTGCTGATTCGAGATCCTGGAATCTACTGCTGTAGACATAGCCATTGCCTATCCTAGTCCAGGTTGGTATGCGGAACTGCCATCCAGCTGACCGAGCAGTGATCTGGCTGTAGTTGTTGAATTCTCTAGTCTTGTCACTATAGGCGGTGGGACCAACCACTGCGCTGTCCACTAGTAGTTCTCCGTCATAGCTGGTAAAATTGGCATCGGTCTGTTTAATTAATACTCGAGCGAATCCTGTACAATCTAAGAACCAATCAGCTGTAATCTGTTCTCCTGTATCCAAGGTGATGCTCTTGCAGATGTTATGCTCTACAATACTATCAGAGACTTCTGCTGATACATGTTTGACTCCCAGGCTCACCGCATGATTGGCTAGTAATTTGGCGAGATCCCCAGCGACAAAATGGCAGGCTACAACGGTATCATCGATTATGGGTGGCGTTTTTCCAGACAGGGCCACGTGCTTGGCCATGTCTGTTCCCCATGTCTCCCACTGCTGTGGATTTTCTGTACTGAGCCAGAATGTCTTGTCGCTAAATCCACGATACTCTATGCCCAGTTTAATACCGCCGTTGCTCTTTACCAATAGCTCTTGTGGCGATATGCCTATAGAATTCAGCAACCACATGGTGGTAGGAAAAGTGCCTTCTCCTACTCCTATGGTGGCTATGTTAGGACTTTCCACCAGGCATATGGTCTTATGCGGATTGTGGAAAGCAATATAAGCGGCGGCAAGCCAACCTGCTGTACCTCCACCAACTATAATTATATCATATTTCATAACACTAGTTATCTCATGCTAGGGACCGGTGGCTGTACTTGCGGCTACTAGGGGGAATGATATGTTGGCATAGCCCATGTATGCAAGTGAATCAGTGGCATAGTGCTGATAATAGGTATTCTTGTAGTAGCTGACCGCACCACTTACTTGACTGTAGCCGCACCAATAGCCCCAATCCTGCGCCATCATGGTACTCTGTTCTTGATAATCATATATAGTTCCATTCCTAGCATAGGCCACGCTCCATGCGTTGGTCGCCTCGGTATACTTGTCAATCTGCGCACCACCATTGTAGAATTTACCCCATTTGGTGTTTAATACTTTTCCCGATCCACCGCCGTTTGGAGGACCTCCGGTACCAGTTGCGGCCCAGGCAGCGCCGGCAAAGGTAAGGCGGTAGAGATCTCCACTTCCGGCATAGTTATATCCGTAGTTCTGGGTGAAGGTAGCCCATCCTGTGCCTGTGCCATTGGGTGCGTTAAATCCACCACTGGTCCATGTATCGGTAGCAAATCCTATGTAACAGCTGGATGAACCTTTCAGCACCACTCCATAGGTATTCTGTGTCACTGGTCCGGGCTGTAGAGTATTGATATTAGCCCCTTGGCAATTGGGCCTATTGCTTATAGCATAGGTAATGGCAAAATTGCTCCACAGATGCTTGTAGACGCCATAGCCACCATAGCTGGTAGAAAGTGAATCTCTTCCTTGATGATAGTAGGCATACAATTTGGTGCTGTGGCTGCCTCCGTAGGCAGTGGTAAATGTCAATCCCGTTGATAATTTTATCAATGCGTCTGTAGCGTAGGTCAGCTGTTGCATGGTGTTGATGTCATAGGTAGAGACATTCTGTCCTCCGCCTGCCAACACACCCTGATTAAGCAGAACTTCGTTTTTATAGTCTAAAGGTTTGAGATAGAACTTGTACCAACTAACTCCAGTGTCGGGGGTGCTTTGATTTACAGCGCCCCCTAATATGAGATCATTCTGATCTGAGATATAGGCCAGATAGCCAGGAGATCCGGCCGCTAGACTGGCTCTGTTGGTAAACCTACCGGGAGCAAGGTCCCGATAATTGTCTATGATGTTTTGATTTCCTAGATAGTAGCCCATAGTGATTTAATTTAGCTGATCGGACCACTGCAGCCACTGGCCGAATTTCCGCTTATAGGCGTTGTCCCAACCATTTTGAGATCGGTATTGGGATTCCAAACCGCAGTGTCTGTGGCATAGAGCATCTTCTGTGTAAGATTGACATAAGGACCGTGGGATGTAAAGCTGGGCAGTGCTGGCACTATAGTGCTATTGGGGGGTTTGTAATTGAACATGCTGAAGTAGTAGCCCCAATCCTGCCCAGGTATTGAACTCACCTCTACCCCTATGCTGGTAGCTCCGGGATTTGATCCAAATCTACTGCTACCACCAGGACCGCCGCGGTCGCTGTCAAAAAGAGCAAATGTATGAGTTCCTGAGGCTGCCCAAGAATTTGAGTTGGTATTATAGATGTCGATATAGATATCCTCCCCGTAGTAGAATTTGCTGTAGGGTGAACTCAAACCTCCTCGCGAATTGTAATCATAGGTTTTGGGTAGAGTAGAATCATTTACCGACGGAGCGCCAGACCCAATCCTGGTCCAAGATTGAGTACTGAAATTAATACTGCTTAGGTCAAAAGAATTTACATAACCATTGATCGGGCCATTGGCTGATAGTCCATAATTATTTCCCGCCCCATGGTCTGCGCTAGGATCTCTGAAATCTGATGTATATGGGCCGGTCTGATTTCCGTACCATGTGTCGGCTAATATGGTGGTATCATTGGCAAAAATAAAATAATTGGCCTGACCATTATATTGCATTATGCCGTAGTTGTTGTTGACATTACTGGTTGAATACAATGTGACCTGTGAGTTGGCCCCCATTTCTGATCCATAACGGCTGCTAATATTGGAAAGCACAGAAGATGGTATCATTGACGCGGTGAGGGTAGACCAGGCCTGACGGCAGGTAGCATAAAATCCATCGGGTTGATCGGTTCCCGTACTATAGGGGATTGTCCCCGGATACCCGGCATGATAATAGGCATAGATAGCACTGCTCATAGCCGTAGAATATCTGCTGGCCCAGGGTGTGGTTACGGGCAATAGACGACTAGAGTCGGTAGCAAACAGTAGCTGATGTATGGTATTCCATTGCACTATGCTGTTATAGCCGCCCTGCATTGTGCCTTGATCTACCCTCTGCTGGCCCACACTGGGAGCATTGGTCACAGGAACTACCTTGTACCAAGTCACATTTAGATCTGGTGAACTTGTGGCAGAAATAGCAGGTGATAAAACCCCATCTGAAGTAAATTTATGTATGATTTTTCCGCCTGATGTTGTTACGATACCTCCTGTAAATATCTGACTTCCACAGTAGGAAATAATAACAACACCTGTACCTCCGGAGCCACCATTACATGTCCCATCACCACCACCACCACCACCTCCACCAGAATAGGCTATTCCAGAAGCACCATTAACATTACCAACACCCCCACCTATACCACCCCCACCGGTTCCTCCAGCTCCTCCATAGGTTTGAGTTACACTCATCGAATACATCCCGTCGGGCCCTATACTGTAATCATGATCACCATTATAAAAAGTGGCCATTGAAGCATAATATCCATAAGTGGTGTTTGCTGGAATGCTGTCGGTTACGCTATAGGTACGATACTGAGTTGAGTGATAACTTACATTAAAGTTCCAATCTATAGAACCGGTGTTAAACAATAAAGTACCATCTGATCTATATATTCTCGAGTCTGTTTGCACGTGACTACCGTAAAAGAATGTAACAGATATTGTTACATTTAGGCTTGATAACCCGTTATTTGTCACCGAATATGTGGGAGAACTGCTATATCCTTGGCTATGATCTCCCGCAGAGTGCAACGTATAACTAACCGCGCAGGTACAGATAAATGTCGTAGATCCGCCACCTCCACCTCCACCACTGAAGGTCTGTGAGCTGCCGGTAATACTGCTAGTTTGGCCACTACCACCTGCTTCTCCAATCCCTTGACTCGCAGCTCCTCCCCCACCTCCCCCTAAACTTCCTGACCCAAGTGCACCTGGTGTTCCCTGTCCGGGCACTCCTAACCCCGGAAAATTACAGTTACTCTTCGCCGAACCACCGCCTCCACTGCCACCAGGTTGACCGCGAATTAACTGACCAGTTCCCCCGCCACCTCCTCCTCCACCACAGGCTGTTACACCATTAAATGATGAACTACCACCGTTGAATCCGTAGCCAGTAGAAACTGCGCCTGTTCCACCGGTTCCTACCTTGATCGTAAACGACTTGTTTTCAGCGATAGAAGCGGTACCTGTTATAAATCCACCGCCACCACCGCCACCTCCAACGTCGCTACCACCACCGCCACCACCTCCTACAATGAGATAGTTGACAGAAATTGTTGGTGCGGGAGGAGGGATAGATGTTAATTGATCGCTCGAATCGAATGTATGTATAGTTTTTCCACCAGATGATGTTACGACCCCACCGGTGAATTTTTGTGGGGAGCAATAGGCTATGATTATTACTCCCGAACCACCAGATCCGCCAGTACCAGTTCCGCTTCCACCCCCACCTGCTCCACCCCCAGTATTAGCGGTGCCATTTGCCGGCCCAGGACTAGGTGATCCATATCCGCCACCCCCGATGCCGCCCGAGCCTCCGGTTCCGCAGGTTTCGACCCCACCACCACCTCCACCTGCATAATATTTAGATACTCCGCTGATCGATGACGCTAGTCCAGCACCACCACAGCCACCTTGACGAGGTCCACTATTGGTTCCTGCTGACCCAGCTCCACCGCCACCCCCACCTGTGGTATAGTAATTTTGCTCATAATAGCCTGCTCCACCTGGATGGCCTTGTCCTGGCGTTCCTAATCCACCTGCGTTTCCATAGACAGCACCACCTCCGCTACCCCCAGGCGCACCATTTCCATACCCTCCGCCGATGGCAACTATACCTTTAAATGAAGAAGGCCCCCCTTTGACTCCGTAGCCTCCTCCTGCACCTATTACCACTGAATAATTTTGATTATTACAGAGAATATCGCCGCCCGCTAGAAAACCGCCAGCACCTCCACCACCTGCTCCGTCTACACCAGAGGTACCAACACCACCTCCTCCTCCCGCTACTATGAGATAATCGATAGATACAGGATTTGGAGAAGCAACCAATGGTACCGATTGCGTATTTTGAGGATTAGGATATACCGTATTGCCTGTATTGATGACCAGCTCTTCCTGATCCTGTACATAGGCCATGTAGCCCTGTACGCTGGCGCTGGGCAATTGAGCCCGTGTAGAGTAGACAGCGATTTCAAAATCATCGCTGTTGTCTATTACCTGTTTGGGTGGATTGCCTATGTAGAATGCCATTAATTTTTTCCTTGATTAGATAGGTCCCGAGGTGCCAGTGCCTGCGCTGACAGCATAATTTAACTGTGTCCTACTGCTCATCTGTGTGGAATCAGTAGAGTATTGGGTCTTGAATGATTGAGAGTAGTCAGTTCCACCTACAAAATTTAGTGGTGTTGCCCAGTATCCCCAATCCTGTCCCATCACCGTGGCTTCATAGAACATGGGATAGGCTATCGCACCAGCAGATGAAAAGGTATCATTCGCGGTGCTGTAAACGTCCATGACTGCTGTGTTCCAACCTGCTTGATACCATTTGTTCCATTTGGAATTTAAGGCATGGGTGTAGGGATTCGCGGATCCATATCCTGACGAAGTACCCGTCCATACTCCTGTATCCCAGTTTAATTTATAAACTGTTTGAGCGGTGGTGCTCATGGTATAGCCATAGATCTCTCCACTAGCCACATCTACTGATACATCTACAGGACTGCCAAAGGCCGAGTATGACCAGGTCTCTGTAGCAAAGGTTAATGTATATCTATTTGTACCATAAAAAATAAGACCGTAGGTATTCTGTCCTTTCTTACCTGGATTTAAACCGCCCGAAGGAAATTGATTAGATCCAGGTCTAGCACCTATGCTGGCCACGGTAAATGTCGCCCAATCTTGTTTAGCAGATTGATTATCAGGGCCATTGTGATAATAGGCATACTGCCACGTAGAATGAGATGCACCTCGATACATGTTGAAAGGCAAGGTAGTCTGCAATTGGATAGCAGAATCGGAACTAAACAGTATCCTACTCATGTAGTTAAAAGAGAGAGAGGACACATTCTGCCCCCCTGCCACAACGCCTTGGGCTAGGATCACTTCGTTTTTATAGCTGGCCGGTATCTGTTGGAAACTCTTCCACAGCTGGCTAACACCGTTGATCACAGAAGCATCGCCTGTGTTCACTGTGAGAGACTGTTGATCTGACACATAGGCCAGATAACCAGCTACTGCACCACCGGGTAGGTTGGCCAGAGTGTATAATGGTAGGTCTACGATCCCTTGGTTGTCGATACTTTTGAAGTTGTTGGAATAAAAGGCCATAGTGGTTCTTTACATGTTATGACTATTTATGCGGGGGACAGTTGGTGGATTTAGATTGTATCTAGCATATTGACTCGTGTTGCTGTATAAATTTTATAGATTTATAATTGATCTACGACCACTATAGGAGCGATTTCAATTCCAGGCTCTGATTTAAGTCTGTGTACGAACTGAGGATAATCTGTTAAATTATCGGGATCGTTATCTGTGTTGATCACACAGATCCAAGCAGTGGGATTAAGCAACATAAGGCGTGCTACTTCAGAACCTAGATTTTCTTCTGTAACTGTTTCTGCGAATTGATCGTTTATCCATATCTGTATCATGATTTTTCCTTTATGCGACAAATCTCATATAAGTTGCCAGAATAGATGTCGAAGTTGAATTTTGTTGAGCGATGGTTTCTGTTAAACTGGGGTTCCAATAGGGTTCAATTTTACCGATCACATATTGATTCATTCCAGCCCCACCATAGTTTAATATGCCTGAATAACCAGCGGTGATTCCGGTCAGCACGCTCTGCGCCGTTCCGGCTGTGGTAAACACCAAAGACAGTACATTTTTTTTATATCCAGCATCTACTACAGTTCCACTAGTGGTACCTATATTTGACGCGGCAGCATACCCAGACCCACCGGTCACGGCTCCGGTTGTAGAACCATAATTTTGTAGTGTGCTGGTTCCATAGATCCTCCAGGCCGAAAACACGCTGATAGTGCCTTCTACTATGGTTACCGTGATGGTCGTGCCACTGGATATGCCCGAGGAAAATCTCTGATACGCGATCACCTGGGCAGCGGTATTGTCACTGATGGCACTGGCCACTGGTCTATTAAGAGTAGAGGTGATATTGGTACCCCCAACAGTTACCGCGGTATAGGCGTTGAGACTCTTATTGCTGATAAAAAATACCACGGTCTCGCCGGGATTTACCGTTTGATTAGTACTGGTAGAATATGCTCCGCTATTCGAGGTATCTACCTTGCTGGCCAGTAGACTGATACCATACGAGGGACTATGTTGGAACATTATGAACTCTGAGACACTACGACGCCATACCAGGTAGCACCGCCGTTTATGGTAGACATACTGACGATATCAGTTTTGCTGGTGCTGACAGTCATGGTAGGTGCCTGACCATTTGGCCATAATGTACCCGAGGGCCAGGTTCCGATAGTACCACCACTATTGGTAATATACATATAGGTGATTAACTGTGTACCACTTGTGGCGGTATTGATGAATGATAATGTAACTGTGCCAGTACAGGTCAACTGCCACACTGATGCTAGATTACAATCCATGGTATATGTTCCTGTACCAACAACCGCAGTGGTCACTCTGTTACGAGTGCTACCACCGACGACTATAGATCCACCTATATAAGCGCCCCCCGCTACAATAAGTGCCGCTGTGACGGTATTGCTGGCAGTGGTTGCTGATAACTGTATAGCCGCACTAGCAGTGTTACTAATGAATACACCGCCCTGCACTGTCAATGCACCAGTGCCTGTTGTAGCTCCTGTTGAAGTATTGGCTATGTTGTAGGTAGCAGTGGTAAGATTTGAGATTAAAAAAGTACCAGTTGTTCCTGTACTGCTGGCCGCATAGGATCCAATGGTAGCTGTGGTAATAATTTGTGAATTGGCAATAAATGATGTTGTGTTGATATATACCGCTCCACCAACGCCAACACCACCTGCGACTACTAGAGCACCTGTGGTAGTTGATGCTGATTGAGTAGATGTGGTAATGCTTAGATTGTTGACTGAGCTGGGGAATACGTATGATGATACCGCATCAACCCACTGACCGCCTGCGATGTCTACATAGTAGATAGCCAGGTTACCCACGTTGCTGTCCCACCATAGTTGGCCAGCGGCTGGTGTTGCTGGTGCAGAATCCGATATGGTAACAGGATTCAGTGTGACTCCATTGACCAGCAGTGTTGTGCCTATGTTTAGGCTGCCACCTAGATTTAGATTACCACCTATGCCCACTCCACCTGTGACTGTGAGAGCGCCGGTAGTGGTAGATGTTGAACTAGCGGTATTGGATATTGCTAGTATTCCACTGTCGGTTTCACCACCGCTCAGCAAGGTTAGACTGGTAGCAGTGATAGCACCGCCAACAAATAGACCCCCACCTATGCCCACTCCACCTGTGACTACTAGAGCACCTGTAGTGGTAGAAACTACCGTAGTGGTATTGGTCAAGGTAAACACATCGGTCGTTATGATCGTTACGTTGGTAATCGTGGTGTACTGAACTGTCAGCTGATTACTGGTAATTGTTCCGGCAACGTTTAAGTTTCCACTTATGCCTACACCACCCGTGACTACTAGGGCACCTGTGGTGGTTGATGTGCTGGCCGCTCCTCCCCCTACGTATAGGTTTCCGCCTATGCCTGCACCACCTGTGACTACCAGAGCACCTGTAGTGGTTGATGTGGCCTGTGTGGCCGTGCTTATTATGAGATTGTTGACAGTTGAGGGAAATACATAGCTAGATACTGCATCAACCCACTGTCCACCAGCCGTATCTACATAGTAGATGGCCAGGTTACCTACTGATGAGTCCCACCATAGGTTACCTGCTGAAGAACTGACCGGGGCCGAATCTGATATAGTAACACTGGCTCCGCCCCCACCACTGGTCACTGTGGCCCAACTTAATCCACCAGCACCGTTTGTGCTTAGATACTGTCCACTGGTACCACCTGTGATAGTGATGTTGCCTACTGCGCCTAGGTTAGTGGTCCCACTATGTACGGTAGCGCCGCTGACCGTCAATGATCCCAGAGTCGAAGCACCACTGACTGACAGCGAGCCAACACTTAACAATCCTGTGCTGGGCACATAGGTTAGATTGGCATAGGTCTTTGGTGATAATACACCGCCTGCATTACTGCTTACGAAAGCCAGATACTGTTGTGTGGCACTGCCGCTGTCTACGCTGAATGTGATATTCTGTGCTGAAGTAGCAGAGGTCACAGTGCCTATGATCGTACCAATAGTGGCCGTAGTGACTGTGAGACCGCCTGTTATATAGGCGTTGCCGTTGACCTGTAGATTGTAGCTACCATAGCTGGTGGCTGTATTGATCAACAGATAACCATTGCTGTCTATTTCAATGCGTAGATTATTGAGTACGCTGAAAGTAACAGGTGCCGCACCAGCGTTAAATGTCGACGTGGTTATGGCACCGTTGACGTCCTGTAAAAAAGAAAGACTGCTGGCTATACTCAAGATTCAGCTCCAAAGATGTTTATTAGTAGTGTATTTATTCGGAGCATAGGTTTAGGGGATAGTGGTCCAACCTGTTACGAAATTGTAATATTCCACACTATCTAGTGTGGTATTGTAGCGTATATATCCCGCCTGTGGATTTGCGGGCCTCTGACCCGTTGTGCCCTGCGGCAAGCTGAAATAACCGGTGCTAGTATTAATCTGATCTTCTATGCTGGCCGGTGTTAGATTGGTAGGACTGGTTGGTTCCTGAATGCCACCCCAGCGTGTTGTAGCGGTGTTATAGCCCCAGGTCACAGTACCAATGTTAGTGGCTGTGGTAAATGCAGTGATCGCACTAGATACCACTAGTTGGATGTCAGTAAAACTGGCTGTGGGCGGGGTGAATGTGGCAGTATAGCGTGCGATTCCTGAAGTTATACGTAGATCATCTATATAACCGCTGAAATAATTTGTCGGACTGGGTTTATATGTTCCAATATATAATGCTCCAGTTGATGTTAAGTTTTTACTATTGCCTGTATAGGTTCCTACTACCACACCATTTATAAACAAATATACTGTAGTGCCTGATCTTGTTACTGCAACATGGACCCATGCGTTCTGTGTAACATAATTTGATCCCGAGGAATTGTCAGTCGTGCCGTCATAAAAGTCGAGATATACGTTACTCCCCGAGTTAACCAGAAGAAACTCGTAGGGTAAAGATGAACCAGTAGCATAACTTATTATCCTTTGAGTCGCACTTGATGTGGTATAAATCCAAGCTTCGATGGTAAAATTACCTGTGCCAAAGTTAAATGCTGTATTTGCTGGTATTGTTAGATAATCTGTAGAGCCATTGAATTTTACGCTTCCCGAGCCAAATTTTACCGTGGTGGCGGTGGTGTTGATCTGAGCCGCCCCCACAGTGACGAGATTATTCTCCATAGTGGAATCATAGATGCCAGCGTTGATGCCGGGTATTAGCAAAACTGTGCCAGTAGCACCTTGGCTTGATGTTGTCAGTGCCACTGTGGTGACAGTAAAGGTGCCTGTGTAGAGTGCCTGGCCTTTTACAATACGAATATTACTAAAATATCCAGGAAAATAGCCACCTGGTGTACTGTAAGCACCTATGTACAAAGGACCGCCATTGTCAGTCATCGCTGTGCTAATCGTAAATGAACCGCCTGAAACTCCGTTAACATAGATAGTTGCCGTAGCTCCATTTCTCACAAAAGCCAAATGATTCCATGTGTTTGCTGATACTGCTATAGATGTTGTAACAAATTGATTAGCAACACCGTTGCTGGCATACCATGTTATGGTACCGTTGGTATTCAAGAAACCGCCATATATGGGAAAGGTGCTTCCAAATACATAATCTTTCAATAAAAGAGACGCACTTGCCGCTAAACTAGTAGGATATATCCACAATTCAACTGTCCAATTTGGTGCTCCTGTAGATAAATTTATATCTGATGAATAAGGCACTGTTAGATAACTGCTACCATTGAGATAGATGCTGCCGCCATAGACTGTGGCCGCGGTTGATGTGTCCACCCTGGCGAATGGTGTGCGGAGACTTGGCACTGCGACACCTGTAGCTGAGATAACGTTTGATGCTGTGGACAAATCGGCTAGGCTGTTTGAATATTGGCTGGTCAGTAAGACTGTATTAGTAATCGTTGTTAGTTGTACGGTACTGACAGTAAAAGTACCGGTATATACGGCAGTACCATTGACTACACGGAGATTACTCATGTAACCATTAAAAATATATCCTGCACTTAACGGACCATTACCGTCAGTTCCAATTGTTGGTCTGTTGGTGCCATTGCTCCAGCTGGTAGAATCAACCGTAGAGCCAACCTGTTGACCATTAATAAACATTCTATTATTATTACCACTATCTCTAGATATCGATATATGTGCCCAACTATTCAAAGGAACCGTCGATGACGATGTGATTAATAGAGTACCTGCATTGAACATACGTAAATTTCCAGAAGGGCTAAAATTTATTCCAAGATAACCAGCGGGAGCTCCCGAACCGAGGGTTCTTGAATCCCAAATTACTCCTGAAGTAGCTGAATACACAGTGATGTAGACCCATAATTCTATAGTAAAAGGATTAGTACCAAAAGCAAATTGGCTCTGTCCTCCGAGAGTTAGATACCCGGTTGACCCATCAAAATATGTGCTTCCCTGTATCGTAGCACTACTGATACTGTAGGTCTGAGTATTACCGAAAGGATTGAATCTCTGTATGCTGACCCCACTACTTGCTGTAGTAGCAAAGTTCAGTGTTGATAGATCTCTCACGTAGTTACTGGCCAGAGTCAGTAGAACAGTGTTGGTCACAGTGGAGAGTGGTACCACACTGGGAGTAAATGTTCCAGTATATACCGCAGATCCATTGACCACACGTAGATTTGAGATATAGCCATTGAATCGAGTAGTGGCGTCATTCCCGCCAGCATCACCTATATAGAGTCTGGCAGCGGCGCCACCGTCCAAGCTGGTAGCGGCATAATTGTACGTGGCTGTCTGCGTGCCGTTGACAAATAGGCTCACTGTGGCACCATTGCGGACCACAGCCACATGATTCCATCCTGGAATCACATAGGCACTTCCTGATGCCAGAGTCATGCCGCCGTTGTTGGCAGAAAAATAGAAATTACCTGTGTCTATGCGATTGTAATAGAGTCCCCAGCCATTGGTGGTGAAGGTGGTCACATAGTTGCCTATGATTAGAGGATAGTTGCTGACAGTGTTGGCACTATTGATCCAGGCTTCTATGGTAAAATTATTAGAACCAAAGGCAAATAAACTGGTTGTCACCGTGCTGGCATATACCGTACTGGTAGAACCACCGTCAAAATACGCTGACCAGTTGGTGCCAAAGGGATTTACACTTCCCTGGGCGGGAGTTCCTGTTCGAGTTATGACAAAGGTATTAGTTGATGCATCTACGAAAGTACCGGTGTTGTTACTGCCCGTGACACCATCAGCATGTAATAACAGAGTGTCTTCGTTGTAGTAGACATC